TGTCCTTCCATAAATCGATATGTTAAGTCAAATGCCATTAGGTTTCTCCCATAATACAGGCTCTCCGTTGCTATCTAGCTCCCTCACCATCCAGAGCAGGTCAGCGTTCTCTCGGATTCTAGCTTCGGAGTCATCCCCACACGCCTCATCGTAGACCTGCTTAACTGCCAAGTAATGCTCCGCCTCTGTCTCACACCCCTCAAGTGTTTTATACGCTTTCTTATCCCCATAGCCCTTGACTCCTTGAATGTTATCCGTCCTATCCCCCATTAACATCTGAGCATAGAACCAGCAGTATCCTCCTCCCTTCAGCTTACCCTTATCGTTCAGCTTCAGGTGAGGTTTAACAAGTTCAAGAGGAACCTCGGGGGAGTTATGGGTAGCGTACCTATAGTGCCACCCCTCCACCATCCATATATCCTTGTCAATCCCTACGTGTATGGAGTTAGGGTTAGATGTCATCTCTATGGCGATAGCATCATCCGCTTCCATGCCGGATATTAGCTCCGTAGGGTGGCAGGATAGGAGGTAATCCTTTATCTGCCTGTACCACTTAGGCTTGGGCTTAGTCCTATTACCTTTGTAGGGCAGGGTTACAGCCTTACCATCTCGGAAGTTCCCCTTACCTGTAAGGTATATAATATAATACCTAGTGCCAAACTTATCCAGTATACCCTCAATCCAGTTGTCAATGTCTGCCTGAATGATTCCCCATGAAGGGGTCTCCTCATGCTTAAAGCCTTTCTGGTAGAGTATGAGGTCTCCATCAAACAAGAGACGGGTCTCAGGGTTAGGGAGCTCTGTTGAAGCTTCCACACTACACCCCCTCCAACAGACGTATACGCATCTTACAGTTGGCTATATCCCTGCAAATCATTTCTTCTGGGAACTTACAGTCTAAGTCACCGATATCAAGGAGTAACTTGGAAAGTACGTGCTTCTCATACTCTAGTTGAGTCTTCGTGTCTAATGTGTTGAATGTCTCAGGTTCGCTAGTAAGTCCCGTGTTTGTCTCAGAATCCTCATACACCTGAGCATTCTCAAACACCCAAGCATCCCCATACACCCAAGCATTCCCAGACACCCTAGCAGACCCAGACACACAAGCATTCCCATACACCGTAGCATACCCAGACACCCCAGCATCCCCATACACCTGAGCATTCCCAGACACCCTAGCAGACCCATACACCTTAGCATTCCCAGACACTAGGGCATACCCGAACACACAAGCATTCACAGACACCTCAGCATTCCCACACACCCAAGCATCCCCAAACACCTCAGCATTCCCAGACACCCCAGCATCTCCATACACAAAAGCATCCCCATACACCCAGCACAACCCCTCCTGACTCAAGTTAGCCTCAGACGCTACCCAGCCTCCCAAGTCACCCTCGGTAACGTCACCAAAGCTCTTGAGCGCTTGTATTCTATGCACAGTTACGCCTGATATAACATTAGTCTCATCAGTTAATCTATACTTCATCGTCATAGTCCTCAGTAGACTCCTCAGCAGGAGCCTGAGGCTCCTCTTGCTCAGGCTTATACGGCTTACGCTCCTCCTCATTATCGTAGGCATTCCCTCCCCAGCTACGAATGGATAGGTCTTCCTCAATATTAGGGAAGACACGGCTGCGATACTGTGCTCCGTTGATGTTAATGTACACGTCCAACTTACCATCGGCTGCTTTATAAACTAGAACTCGGTTATCTTTGGTTACTTTCATATTATCTTCTCCTTAAATTAAACGTAGTCGTCGTATTGTTCTTCTTCGGGGACAGGCTTAGGCTTGGGCTTAGGGGCAAGAGCCTCCACCTTAGGGTACAGGGTGGAGAACTTCTCTCGGACAGCCTTGTACCACGCGATAGCCTTCTCAACCTCATCATCTTGTAGTAGTTTCTTACCATCCAGACCTAACACTTCTACAGCTAAGTTGAGACATTGTCCTACTTCAGCAGGGTTAACAGAGCTACTGCTAGGGAAAGACTTGCCAACGGGGGGCGGTGGCGGTGGTGGATTCCCCGTAGACAGTAGTACAACAGACTTAGCTTGGATATTCTTGAAGTCTCCGTTAGCCTTGAACATCCCCTCTATCTCATCCCCCTTGGCTAATGTGTGCCAATCACCACCATTCTTAAATACAATAGAATCCTTCTTCAGAGAACCCCAAGAGTACCAATCCTCTCCTAGCTTAATCCCTGCCCTGAACACGTTACCGTAGGTGTCAGGCTGCGCTAAAGGCTTAATCGAGATAGCTTCTACTTTACCGTTAAAACTTGGCATATATTATTTCCTCAGATATTAATGAATTTCTAACCAGTTGTTACCTATCTCACCTTCCCCGACTTGGGGGATTGCGAGATTAAAATATTTGGAAGAGTCAGATATCGATTCCTCCAGTATAGTCTTGACATCCTCAGCTATTGCTGGAGTGACCTCAAAAGTTATCTCATCATGGTACATGCAGACCTGTTTGAAGTCAACACTATCCTTGTACTTCGCATCCAATCTTCTGTTGGCTAGCACTGTTGCGTACTGCATCAGTATTGCTTCGTCAGCTTGCACCCCATACACTAACAGGTCTTTTTTATTTCTTATTAGAACCTGTCTCCCATCCAGAGTCTTCAATCTGCCATTATACATCTCCTCCCTAGTTTTCTTTTGACCTCTCCACACGTAAGAAACTGTCCTCGAATTGGCGGTTTCCAACCACTCTTCTAAGAGGTGTTTCTGCACCTGCACCTGAGCATTGAAAATCTTATCGAATGCCCCCTTAACAATCGTGCCTATTTCTATAGCCTTCTTCTCATTCTTCTCCCCTGACATATACCCCAGCTTCTTAGGTTGACCCCCAAATTTATAAGCAAATCCGAAGTTCTTGGCTGTTCCGTATGGTATCAAAGGGATGCCTTCTTCTTTAAATATAGCATTCACTTCATCTTGAACCCTACAATGTGACTTAGTTCTATCCTCCTTAGTGCCGTACAGAACCATGTGTTCAAATTCTGGGTCGTTAATACCGTTGTCCCTAGCTCTCGATATAATCATTCTATCCTGACAGGCTGAAGCATCCGCACTCACTAACACCTTGTCCTCGTCAGCTATGAAACAACTCCGCATGTAAGCCCCAAAGAAGCTCTCTCCATTAGGGACGTTAGCTATGTTCGCGTGACGCACTCTATAAGTATCTGCGAACCCACTAATCCGAGACTCAAGCCTACCGTCAGGGCGAACGCGATTAATCCATCCTTCGATGTTTGACCTTCTGTGGTTGCATTGAACACGTCTGCAAAGTATTCGCCCAACTTTTCCATCAACGCCAATAAAAGAATCATCAGCACTGAGCTTAGGGCTAAGGCGTAAAGGGTTGCCATCACTGTCTTTCTCCTTCTTACTATAGTTATACTCTTCTGGCTGCCATCCCATGTCCAACAGCCAAGACTTTAGTTCGTCGTTACTATTCAGGTTGACCTTGCGGAAGTTAATGCGGCAGAATGCGCCACCTATAACACCCTCCTCCCAGTTAATACCTGATTTGTCAATCCACTTCTGTAAGTTGCTATTAAACTTTCCAGCTTTGGTGTATGGATTCTTGAAGCCTTCGCTGTATCCCTCATCGTCAACTCTGTCTTCCTTCTCCAAAGGGAGTACAGGCACAAACTTATCGATAGCAGCGTCTATCCACCTGACCCACTTCTCTAGCCTCTGTACGCCTCTCTCGCAGCGTTTAACATCTAAGCGCCACCCATGCTTCTCTTGCCTGCTAATGTAGCTCATAAACTCCATAGTGAGCCATACAGAGCGGGCAGGGAACACAGTCTTATCTAACTTCTTATCAACAAGGTAGTTGTATAGAAGATGAGTTATCTCTACATCCTCAGCACACCTGTGCATCATCTCAGGGCTGAATACAGACCAATCTTCATGCTCAACCTTGCCTCGTCCTAGTCTGTATCCCCAAGCTGCTAAGCTGTGAGGTCCATCCAGCTTCTTCCCTGCTTCCTTATAGTCTTCCTTCATCTTGTCAGGTACAGCTATATTCTTGCACAGTTCCCTCGACATGAGAACAGTATCAAATATTTTACCCTTGTATTCGTAATTGAATAACTTCTTAATCAAGGGGATGTCGTACCCTATGCCGTGGTGCATGATAAGGTAGTC